AGTCAGTTGCCATCTCTGCTTGAATTGCGAAGCGAGATAGAAGTGCTTCTGATAGTCGAACACCTGGTGCGTTTGGGTTAGTAGCAGAAGCAACATAGAAGCCTTCCTTGATTGCTACTGCGCCACGTTCTGGGTTAGCAGTCACAATAATTTCCTTGCGACCATCCATTGCGCCATACACGATTGAAAGAACCTTAGGATCAATCAAACCAATTTCGTCAATGAATAAGACTGCACCTTCTTCTGCAGCTCTGATAAGTGGACCATCAATCCACTCAAAGCCACCAGCAGGAGTTTGGATGTAGCCACCAATGAAGTCAGAAACTTCGGTGTCACCAGTTCCCATAACTGTGTATACATCTGTGAACGCTGCTTCAATCAACGCAGTCTTACCAGTTCCCGGTGCGCCATAGAGCAACGCGAACATTGGTGAGCCAGGAGTTCCTGATTGAACAAGTGCTGTTGCTTCACGCGCCTTGCGAAGAGTGGCAACATCTTGATGCTCACCCCAAGCTCGAGCGTGGTATTTGTCGCCATTAGGTCGAGTGAAGATAGTATCTTCCTCGGCGAAAACAGGTCCAGTAGGAATTACAACTGGAGCCTTAGCAACCTTTGCCCCACGAGGTGCGCGTTCTGTGTAGCGACCCTGTGGAAGCACCTGCGAGTTAACTCGCATAGCAGCAGTTTCATCTGTGGCTTGACGAATGAAATCGTTAAGCGAAGTTAGAATCTGTGGATCTAAATCCTGATACTTTTCTAAAAGATGTTTATTCATTTTTATCCCTTACTTTACTTCTTCAAACATCTCGGCAAAGCCAAGTGCTTTGCGAGTCTGTCCAATTCGATAGACAACTTTGATTGGTGTCTTGTGGATACCAACGTCTGACAAATCTTTCTTTGATACTTCTACAAAGAATGGTTTGCCTACTAGTGTGTACTGACTCATTAGTCTGTGCAGCGTTGCTTCAATAGGATCAAAGCGTTTAGTATTGTGGCTGTCTTTTACTGATTCAATGTCAGCGTATTCCGGCAAATCTACAATAAGCTCTTGTCTTAAACTAGCAATGCGCCATTGTTTTTTAGGCGAGTCACTTGTGACTCTGCGCTTGAATACTTTTGCATAAACGAAATTACCTTCTTCATTAACACCATCTGGTGTAATAAAAAACTGGTAAAACGCATCATCTCTTACCTTGCTTTTCATCTCTACGTATAGAGCTGATCCCTGCACTTTCTTGTCAGGGTCTGTGATGAATCCATTTGGATACATAGTTGGGTGTTTCTCCTTTTCGTTGTGTCATTTTGTCTTGCATTCTTGAAGGTACACTACTTTTAAAGTGTTGTCAAATTGGGGCAAGGAGGGAAGTCCCTGCCCCAACCTGACGTGCGTCCCTACTTAGCCTGAAGTTGCGTGTATGCAGTTTCAGTTGCACACGCTTCTGCTGCTTCAGGGAAAGCCTTCTTCAGCATTTCGCTGTCAATTCCGGAGCGAGTGCGATTAAGAATCTCAACGCGCTTCACGCCATCGACAGTTCCAATGGTGGCATCGCCCATTAGTGCGCGAATAGCAGAGTCAATTTCTGACTGCTTTTCTTTCAAAGCCTTGATAGCAGCTTTGGAATCAGCGAGTGCAACAATAAGTTCCACTACGTTGGTGTCGTCCAGAACCTTTGTTGGTTCCTCGATGACAACCTCTACGATTGTCTTTGTGATCTTTGTGGCGGCTAGGCTCACTGCAGATCTCCCTTCTGGGTGTTTTAGTTAGACTTTCTAACTAATAATGACTCTACAATAAAGGACTGACATTTTTGTCTTTCCCTTTTTGTTTTTGTCTATAATGAGAGAATAAGGCACTAATCTGACATTGTCAAGTTGAAATGGGTATTTTTAGATAACATTTTGATAACGGAAGATTAAAAGATAAAAAGCCCATTCCAACGTCCCGCGCTGGTTTAATGGGCTTCTTTTTGTTTAGTTAGATTTTAGCGGCTGGCTTCTCGTCAAAGCTATCAAGCCAGGCAATACTGTCAATTAGATAACGAACCATAGCTTCATCAGAATCCGGGGTTGGATCTTTTAAAGTTGCTAGGGTTTGTAGATCTCCGATATATTGTGTTTCTTTTTTTACCGTACGTTTGGTTCTAAGGTTGTTTAACATTTTTACACCACTTCTAGTGCGCGAAGCACTTCGTCAGTTTTTACCTTGAATACTTCACACATCACCGGAAGCATCGCAACGCTTGGTCGGTTCTCGAGTGAGAAGTATCGGTAGAGATTACCTCGGTTGATTCCGAGCTCTACTGCCACTTCCTCTAGGGAGGTGTAGTCGAGCTTCTCCATCCTGGCTCGCAGCCAGTCCATTCCTGTTTTTTCGTTAGTCATTTTTTTCTCCGAATAGGTTTAGTGATTCTAGAATGTTTTTTCTTTCCCGTTTGATAACTACAGGGTCACTTTCTTTTGCTGGCGGATCACACGCAAAAACGCTATTAGAATCTTGTACCTGAAGTCCTAGGTAGTTTGCTTTATCCACTAGGTCCTCAATTAACTCGGATAGGTTTGCGATCCTTTCGTACGCATCATCTACAGAAGCCGCTTCAAAGTCAGAAACTTCAAAAGTTATCTCTGCATCGGTTACTTTAATTGTCACTTTTTTTACCTTACTTCCTTCGTCATTGTGTAGGTGTCCCGTGTTCGCAAGTGCCGGGACAACGCGCCTCCAAAAAGTCTGGGACTAACTAAGGAGAAAAACTCCCAGACCGTGCGATTCGCCTTAAGGCTTACGCCGCTACTTTAGCGGTTTGCTCTTTCGGCTTATAGTCATTGTATACACGTCCTCGCCGATGTGTCAAATTAACAACTCGGGCTGGCCGGTAGATCCGTGGGAGCAAGTTAGTTCCTCGCCCTCTACTGTGGGTTTTACTCACCCTATTACCTCCATCCTTCACGAAGTTCGATTAGTTCAATTATGCGGTCCTCAACGGCGCCGTCCGGGATTTCAACTTCCTGGCCGAACTTCTCCAACTTCTCTGGGGCGAACCCCAGCATTAGTAGCAGGCCTAGGTAGTTAGCGGTTGTGTCTGGTGTGTTATGCGTGTTTGTCATATCTTTATTTAAACACGGGGTACTGACATTTTGAGGTGGCCGACCAAAAAACTTTTAAATTAAGTTTGCACGGAACGATTCCGCGGCCCTCGGCAAAACCCCTTATTATTTTTTCTGGGATGTGTGGTGGCACCGCACTTGGACAAAACAAAGCCCCCCATAAGGGGGGCATTTGCTCGCCATCTTTACAGCTCTAGCAAGTACGGCTTTTTGTAAGTTCCGATGTGGATACTTATGTACCAGCCAACATCGAAGTAGTCGACCTGCGGGATACTGCGATCGTGGTTGCCGTTATTCATAGCGGCAATAAGTTCGCCGACTACCTCCATTGGGTAACCAGAGAAGTGCTTGTGGTACCAGTAAGGATTGACATCAATATCTTTAGTTATGTATTGAGCATCTTGACCGGTCTCTTTGGCTGTTTCCAGCAGGTTTTCGTAAAAGTCAATCGACCCTTCCGAAATTTTAAGTACCAGTGTGCTGTGGTTGTCCACTGATAACGATCCTTTCAGACCGTGCTTTTTGAGAACGCTCTTAACTTGCGGAGCTATCTTTGCTTTCTTTTCCTGTGTCATGTAAGCCACGGTGGCCTACCTCCTTCCGTTATAAATTCATCATACACTTGCCCACTGACATTTTTAGCATCATCTACTAATTATTTTTTAATGCCGGCTGCCTGGGAAATACTGAACGAATTTTTTTACCTCGGGGCGGCTAAGCCGGGTTGTCAGCTGAGCCGGCCAGCTGCAGCCAGCTATTATTTTTTCCGGCTACCGGCTAGCTGTAGGGGAGGTAAAAATTTGTGGATAAGTTACGGTTTATGGATTTTTAAGCTGCTTGAGCTTAGCCGGCGACTTCCGAGCTACGGGCTGCTTATTATTTTTTCCTGAACCGGGGCGGGCGTACCCAGGCGTACCCACGTACCCAGGCGTACCCAGGCAAAATCCCCTTTAGGCAATGGGCTAAAGCAGGCCGTTAAGATTTTTTAAAAAGAGGCAAAAAGCCTTAATTTTTATTCTTATTATTTTTTCTGATCCGGCTGTACCGGCTGCGGAATTAGTCGTCCGTTTAAACGAAAAAACCCCAGACCTTGTGGGTCTAGGGCTTGTCCGTTGTTTCCGCCTTCCCGGTTGGAAACACTTCTAGCTTACCACGGTTGGCTTAATAAATCAAGGGCAGGCCGCTATTTATTTTTTACCTCGTCAGCTGGGATTGAATCCAATCCGCTGGCCGTTAGCATGTGGAGCAGCTCAAGGGCTGCGTTTGCCCTGGCCGTTACCCGGATATGCTCCTCACGGGTTTTGGCTAAAGGAATATCAGCTGTAAGCTCGCCGCTTAGCTGAGTAATCGCTTCTATAATTTTTACCACCGTTTAGGCCTCGCCGTCTTTTTCAGGCAGGCCGTTTGGTTTTTTTACCTCGGCGGTTGAATTTTCAACTATTTCTGCGTCAATAATATTGTTTGTGTCAACCAGCTGGGACGCGACGTGAGCTGCTCCGGAAGCAAGCCGCTGCAACCGTTCGGCAACAATGACATGGGCAGGCCGCGCATCGTTAACCTCAACATCAACCAGAAGTTCCGAGCCGCCTCGCACGCCGGCACGGTCAAGGATTTCGGTAGCCGCTTTGAGCTTGACCGGTTCGGACTCAGCATTTTCCATCATATCTTCAAGAACATCAACGGCGTACGGTGCGGCTTGGATCAACTTGCGACGGGCACGCTCTACGTCCTCGCCTGGTTTCCGTTGAGTCTTAAGGTGTGCTCTGCACAGGCCGTCATCCTTGACACGACCCGATGCCCATAACATACAGCGCAGGCCGTCTGACTTCATAATGCGGCACCGTGTTGGGAGAACTGCCGGTTGCTTCTTGTTGCTGGCCGTTGGTTCGTTTTGTTCGGTCACCCATTTTCGAGTAGCTCCGACAACCCACGGTGGAACAATTTGGCAGGCCTGTTCATCAATTAAAAGATCAACACCGGTTAAGTAATCGGAGTTATTATTTTTAGGATCCGTTAGGACAGGCCGCTTCTCCGCCAGGGAAAGGACTCGCCGTTCGCGCATTGACTCTGCGGACCTGGCCGCAATGAGTCCGGTGGCCGAGCCGGTCGCATCATAGACCGGGTCCCAATTTAATTTGGCTCGCCGCAGTGTGCCACGGTTTTCGTAGTTGTCCTCGCACACGCCGCGTTCGTGCTCTATGATACCAAGTTCCGAAAGGTCAGGCCGCAGGTCAAGCGGAGTGTCTAAATGTGGTTCGCGATCCGTTGGATCGTCTATCGAACCTTCCGGTTCAAATTTAATAACTTCGGACATTTGGGCCTTCGGTGTCGGTGGTGGAGGTAAAAAATTGTGGAAAGGTGTCCCACATCGTGAAGTTGTTCATAGGTTGTTCAAGCTCAGCCGGCGGGGGTTTGAGGTAAAAATATTAAATTTTCCCGATGATGCGATGATGCAGGCCGCTGTTGCGGATTGCGCAACCTTTAACTTTTTTTACCTTTACTCTGGCTTTCTCTTTACTGGGGCTTTCTTAGCTGTGGGCTTTGCCGGGGTTGCCTTTTTCTTGACCGCTGGGGCTGGTGCCTGATTTGGCTTGCCGTCATTGACCAGGCCGTCTCCGTCTCCGTCACGGGGGGTGATGTAGATATCTGGGGCGGTGGTCTCGCCGGCTAGGGACGGACCTGTCCGGCCTGTGGATGCTGAGGCAAAGGATGTTAGGACGGAAATCAAGGCCGCACCTGCAGCTACAGTTGCTGCGTCCAGGGTGGAGGCGGTAAACACGCCGGCGGCGTCTGCGCCGATGGTGGCTAAAAGGGTCTGGGCAAAGGTCTTAATTGCCCGTTCAGCTACGGCTACTAGGAAGTTGGTGCTATACATAAATAATTCCTTTTGTCAAGTCCAACACGTGTCATAGTTATAACAAAAGGATAACGGTTTTATTTTTGGACGAAAAAATGGCGCGTGGAGAGAGAGCCGTACCATTTCGGCCCTTCTATAAATAGAAATAAGATATTTGCTAATAAGTATCATAGAACTTTATTAGTTAAAAACTGTTTTTAAATTATATTTTTAAGTTCCGAATTTTGCGGTGCGTCACCTGAACGGTTGCGTCAACCCAGATTTTGAATCCGTTTTCGATGGCGGAGTAGCACCAAGAAAAATCCTCACCGACCATAAGCTCAGGTCGCTCATCACCTCGGTTAAGTCTTGCAAGTTTGAACCAAGGGCGAGGCATTGACTCAAAAACACCTGACTTGATGCAGACGAATCCGAACCCAACTGCACCT